TCGCCTCAATTCCCAGTACGAACTCAACCTATACCTCAAACTCACGCTCCGTCGGGCCTTCGAAGAATTCTCTTCGCCCCTCCCTTATGACAGGCCCGAGGAACGGTTCCTTCTCAATCCACCCCTTTGGGAAACCTACGCAGCCCTCGATGAGATCGAACGAGCCGACCTCATTGCCGTTGATGTTGAAACCGGATACGGACAGATCAATACGGTGGGATTCGCATGGAGCCCATCGGACGCAATCGCAATCAACGTCCTCCCCGATCGACTCGCCGACGCTTCTTATTTCGAGCTCTGGTCTCGCATTGCCCGGATCCTTGAGGGACCGGCGAAGAAGGTCTTCCAAAACTTCATCTACGACGTCAGTTACATCAGTGCTTATGGAATCAGGACGCAGAACATCCACCATGATACGATGTGGGGGATGAAGGTCCTCTGGCCTGAGCTCGACATGGGTCTAGGCAATGTCGGTCGCATCTACACGCGTCGTCCGTATTGGAAAGATGACGGCAAAGTCGAGGCCGAGGAAGGAAAGAAGAAGGATTGGGGAAATGTTCGGGACTGGACGAAGCACTACACTTACAATTGCCTATCAAAAGATATGAAGATTAGAACTGAGCAGGGGTGGATGCCGATAGGTCAAGTTGCACGAAAGAAGATGAAACTTAAAGTGTACTCGTGGAATGAAAGTCTTGATTGCTTTGAGTGGCGAACTATAACCAATTGGCTCGTAAAAAAAGAACCCGAAAACATCAACTGGACAGTCATCGAAACAACCGGAATGAGCGGTAAGCATGGTTTACATGTAACTCCCGATCATCAGATATTAACGCACAGAGGGTGGAAACGTGCTGATAGGGTAAAAGTCGGTGATTGCCTTCTCAACGAGGGCTTACGCCATCAAGCCGGGACAGTAATGGGGACTGTCTTAGGTGATTCATCTCTTCAGTTAACTTCCGACAAATCAGTGGCTTACTTGAGTTGTGCGCAGGTAAAACAGGATCTCGTTGAACTGAAGCAATTTCTATTCGGCGGCACTTTGAGCAAAACTCACCGAACAACAGGCTACAAGACTAGCGATTTTTGGGAACTTTACGTTCCGGCATGTGCACAGTTTGCAAAACTAAAGACAGTGCCTGTTGATATAGCACTAAATTATTTAACTCCAATGGGGATCGCACTGTGGATAATGGATGACGGGTGTGTGCAGAAGGGTAAGTCACCTTTTATTAAATTAGCTTTACAGTCTTATAACGAAGAAGAGCGAAATACAGTTTTGACGTTTTTCCGTACTCGCTACAACGAAACTAAAGGAAGCCTGGACAGTGCTGGCAACATGAGTTTCACGGTGGGCATGACAAAATCTCTCTGTCGGGAAATTGGCTGTTTCGTCGTTCCCTCGATGCGTTACAAGCTTCCTTATGAGTCTCCCGAGTTCTCGCATTCCGAATGTGAAAAATTTCGATCAGTTGTGGGTCCGATCAGCGTAGCAGTTACAAAAGTACGAAACTCAAGCAAGACAAAACGTGGTTACAGTACATCTTACTGTGTGTCTGTTGATGGGAACGAAAATTTTCTCACTGAATATGGGGTAGTAAAAAACTGTAGGGATACGACGGGGACCTTAGAAGCTGCACTCAAGCAGAGAGAAGATTTGCAGGACCGTGACCTAGAGGGGTTCTTCGACTCATCAATTATGTCCCTCGCCGAACCCCTCCTCGAAATGTGCGGCAATGGATTCCCCCTAGACCTCGAACGACGATCCGCCTTGAAGCAGGAGACGGAAGCGAAGGTCGCAGAACTCACTGCACGACTTAAGGTCGAGGCAGGACAGGAGATCAATCCCCGCTCATCAAAACAGAAGATCAATTACATCAAGAGCCTCGGTGTGAAAGTTCCGAAGAAGTACGATAAGGACAAGGGAGCTTATCGTGAGACGGCAGACTCGGCGGCACTTAAGAAGATTCTCCTGAAGAACCCAGAACACTCCGCACTCAAGACGATGATCGAGATCGCTGGGCTCGACAAGGCGCTGAGCTCCTACATTAATTTCGACGTCAAAGAAGGTGACCCCAATGTCCGATTCTCCCTCGGTAAGTTTACAGAAACTCTTCGCCTCGCTGGGGGGACTGACCCCTGGAACCGTGGATTTAATATCCAAACGATTCCCCGCGAGGGAGGGGAAGTTTCGATTAAATCTATGCTCGCTGCCCCCGAGGGATTTTCTTTTGTTGAGGTTGATCTCCGGCAGGCTGAATCGAGATTCGTCGCTTACCGAGCACCGGAGCCCCGCCTTATCGAAATGCTCGAGTCCGGAGAAGACGTCCATAAGCACGTTGCCCTTGAGATCCTCAAAGGATTGAGGAAGCCCTCATCTGAATACAACAAAGAATGGCGGCAGCTAGGAAAGAAGTCCGGCCACGCTGCGAACTACATGACGAAGGCGAAAACCCTCGTCGAGTCCTGCTTCACTGAAATGGACGTGATCCTGACCCTGAAGGAAGGCGAGGCAATCCTCGAAGCCTATCACACACTGTTTCCGGGAATCAGGACATGGCACCGCGAAGTCTCAAATCAACTTTACCGGACGCGGAAGCTCACCGCCCCTACAGGTTGGGTCAGATACTTCTATGGACGCCCTGGGCCAGACATGGACCGGGAAGGAACGGCTTGGGAACCGCAGCACACCATCCCATGGGTCAATCGAAAGCTGATGTTTTTCTTGATCGATGAACGGAGGAAGGGGAATCTGACCTTTCGACTCCTCAGTGAGGTGCATGATGCGATTTATATGCTTGTCCCTGACGGAGAGGTCGAGCCTCTCGTCGAGGCCTGCCTTCGGACGGAAGAGTGGGCACCGAAAATAAAACTACCGGGTGGAACCTTAGTAATTCCAACCGAAGTCAAAGTAGGAAAACGGTTATCGGAAATGAAGGACTGCGAATTATGAAGTATATAGGAGCACGCAAACGAGGGACTATAGCGCATTTTGTGGGAAGTCGTTGGGGAGACCTGAACAAAAGAACTGTAAACGGATCCGCCCCACGAAAAAAAGGTAAAGTTTTTCGGGACTACATTCAAAAGGGAATCGAACTTCGTTTCACACGAAGCGAGTTTAAAGCATGGTGTGAGTCTCACGCTGAGTTAATTATGGGTTTATACACTAAAGGGGAAACCCCTAGTTTAGATCGGATTGATTCGCGTGGGCATTATGAATTAAACAACCTGCGTATCATTAGCTTAAAGGAAAATGCTAATGCCGGACGGGAAACACGTTGGAATCGATATAAGTTGAAAAAATGGGGTTCTATGGAAAATGGGTTCAAGCACTTAAAAGTTGAGGTTCAAAAGTTAATTCTGGATGAACTGGTCATTTTCGCAGAAGAGCACCGAAAAGAAATCGTCGAACGGGCCATGGTGAAGTGGAAGCTCCGACAACAACAAGACGAACAACAAGAGACGAGCGACAAGGATGAGTCGGAACTTTAAGAATTGGCTCGAGTCTTACCTCGAGTACACGAAGAACGAGTATGTCCCGGGGATCTTCGATCTTTGGGTCGGCCTTTCGACGATCTCCGGTGCCCTCGAACGGAAGACTTGGATTGCGAATCGCTCTCAGACTTACTATCCAAATACTTATGTTCTTCTCGTCGGAGGACCTGGATCGGGGAAATCATCGGCGATTAAACACGGAACTCGGCTTCTTGAGCGGATCCGAAATGAAGTGCGACCGGACTTCCGCGTGATCAGCGGAGGGATCAGTCAGGCCGGTCTCGTCAAGGCAATGAAACCCGGAGGGACGCAGTTCTTTCAGCTCGGACCAATGCAATATCCTTACTGGTCCGCCTATTACTACCACGACGAGGGAAGCGATTCGGGACTTCAGCAGCTCGCAGGGGACTTCAATGCGACCCTCACGAGCCTCTATGACTGCAACGATAACTACAGGAAGAATCTAAAGTACGAGGACCTCGAAGCGATCAATCCAAGTCTCTGCATGCTCTCGGGGACGACGTTCGAATTCCTCAAAGTCGTCATGACCCAGAATTCAATCGGAGGCGGCCTCGCCTCCCGAATCATCTTCCCGATCACGAACAAGAAGGAACTCTCTCTTCAGGAGGCATCACGGCTCGGTCAGTTCGAGGCGAGCGATGAGACCCCGGAGAGGAAGAGATTCTACAATGCCTTGTATGAGGATCTCGTTCAGATCAATAAACTGGCCGGGTCCTTCCATACGACCTCTCCGTCGGGGGTCCATGCTCTGCACGATGAATGGAACCGCCGTTTCACTGAGCATTTCAATGCACTCCATCCGGAGTCTAAGATGCGTGATGTCCTGATCAGGAAGCCAACGAATCTCATGAAGATTCTTATGCTCCTCTCCGCCGCGGATCGAGATGACTTACTAATCACGGAGAAGCACATGGAGCAGGCGATCTTGATACTCGAAGACGTCACGAAGGATACAGCGAGGATCCTCTCTTCTGCCCTGATGTCAGATCGGAACTCACAGGCGGGGATCAGTCACTTCATCATGAATACGATTAAGAATTCAGAGGGGCCGACTTCGATCAGACAGATGAAGGCTAGGTTCACTCAACATGGAAGCGATGCAAGTCGATTCGACGTGACCTTGAAACAGCTCCAAGAGGCTGGCTTCGTCCTTTATGATTCAAACCTGAAGCGGTTCACATTGGCGGTCGATCCGGATACACAGCTCTGAGGTCTCCGCATCTGCCCATTCAACTGTGATGATGAGGCCCTCAGAGGCGATTCTCTGCGCTTCTGCCTCGACCTCAAGCTGCCTTGAGAGCGGGAGCAGGTGGAATTGAGTCCTGATCTCAGGCGAGAGGAATTCAATCACTGTTCAGGGCTCATCTTCGGTTGTGTCTCCGTCGCCTGGCTTCGATCCCTCATGAGTTCGTTCCTTCCGACTCCTTGCATGGTTCGGGCTCCGATTTCATTAACAATGCGTCCAGCTTTCGATGAGTTGTATTTATCGAGGGCAGATTGAAGGAACCCCGAGACCTGCGCTTTGTTGACCTTCCCAGGATAGTTCTGCACATACTTATCGATTCCGTCCCGATTGAGGACTTCAAAGAGTGCGCGGTCTCTGCCAGACCCGGCTCCGAGGACAGACTGCGCACCGGAGAGCATCCTCCCTTTGAGAGCGAGGGCTGATCCAATGGCGATATTGACGAGTCCCCGTTTTGCTTCCTCTGATGCAGTCTCGACATTCTTCACGGAACGCTCTGCGGCCTCGATCCTCTGTCCGTAGGTCAAGAGGTCCTTTACTGTCTGGAAGTTAGGTCCCGCCTTCCCATCGTCGAGGACCTTACGAATGAATCCCTCCCCGTAGTTCTTCTCGAGGTCCGAGAGGAGTGCCTTCGAATTAATCCCCGTCTTGGAGTCGGGAGTCGAGTGCTTCGTCAGGAGCTGATTCACGAACTCCTCTTTGAGCTGCCCCCACTGAGGAGAGTCCTTTCCAACGATCGTCCGGAGCGCATCAATCCGAGTAACATTGTCCTTCCCTTGGAAGAAGTAGTTCACGATCGATTTCGTCGACCGATTGTCCCCAAGGACTCCCTGAAGGTCGCCGACGTTCTGCCGAATGAGGCTGAATTCATCCATTGCATTGTTGAAGGCCTGTTTCTCGAACTGATCAGGGAGGAGGTCCCCGATGACCTGCCTTCTGTGCTGTCGGAGCTCCGCTGTGAGGCCTCCCCAGAGCTTCCCTGCCTCAGTTCCCCGGAGCTTAGGATTGATCGCTCCCATTCGAGAGACGAGTCGGTCGAGATCCTGGAGGCGGACCTCTCCTCCTCGAGACATCACATCACCATACTCGGAGAGAGAATTCACGACGGCTCGGGCTTGCCCGGGGTCGGTGATTCCATACCTGCCGAGGATTCCGTCCATGCTCGTAGGGGGCTGCCATTTCGTCCGGACGATCTCATTCTTCCTTCCCATGGACTGGGTCTGCTCGAGGATCGGATTCATGACCTCTCGTCGTGTGATGGATTCGAGCCTTGATTTACGTGGAACGAAGCCGAGTTCCCGCATCATCGTCTCGACGGTCTGATTTGCCTTCTGAGGCAGGGGCATCTTCTTCCCTTGAGCCGCGGCGAGGGCCTTTGCCTTGAAGCGTCCGATTGCCTCTCCTTCAAGACGATCGACGTTCTCGACGGCATCACCGATTCGGGAGGCGAGCTTCATCGGATCATCGGCCGGACCCATTCCTGACCGCTGTGCAATCGTTCTGAGATTATTCTTGATGCTCTGCCCGTAGGCTTCGGCAATCTGATGCTCACGATCGATGAGATTCGGTGAGTCTGCGACCTGGGCGAGGAGCTTTTTGATCTTCGGATCGTCCGGCTGCATTTGGTGCAGCAGCAAGGGAGCGTCGATTCCCTGCTCATTGAGTCGATTCGCAGCCTCGACGACCTCTCTGCTCTGCTTCGTGAGTGCAACGGTCTCTCGCTCACCTGCCTCACGGGATGCCTTATAAGCGAGGGTCCCGGGGATCTTCGAGACTGCCCACTTGCCGACGACAGGGAGGAAGGTCTCTGCGGCGATTCCGACAAGATTCTCAGTGAGTTTGTTCCGATTCGTGACGTCGGGGACTCCAGCTTTCTCCGCAATGAAGTCAGCTGCCTCGGTGGCGAAGGGAACGGCTGCGATGCGGCCCATTCGGGCACCGACGGCTGCCCCTGGAACCGATCCGCCTCCGAGTCCAGCAGCAGCTCCGGCCAGTCCACCGAGGGCCTCAGGAACGGCCATCGTTGCCTCTTGGACTGCGATCCGAGCTGCGTCTGGGATGAGATCGGCGAAGACTTCAAGGGTGTCCGGATCGAGCGGCTTGAACTTCCCCGCATCTTCGCGGCGGAAATAAATCTTCCCACCCTTGACGACGACGTTCTTCTCTCCGTATTTCTGTCTCATTGCAGAGGCGGCCGACTCATCGTTCGCAGCGAGACCGTAGATGAGTCGGTCCTTGATGTTCTCCGGCTGAAGCTGCTCGACGTTGGCTTGAGCGAAGCCAGGCTGGGGGGCGAACTCACCACCGTATGCCTGCTGATCGGTCTGCATCTGATCGGACGGAGCAATGAAATTATCCCCTTGCGTATCTTCCGGAGAGGGAAGCTCGAAGTTAGGATTCTGAGCGAGGAAGGCCTCTGCCTCTGCTTCGGGGGAAGGCTGCTCAAGTGCCTGAGGCTTTGGACTCGGTTGTCCCGCAATAGATGCCACTTACTTACCTCCGGCTTTCCGTTTTCGAATGAGTTCCTGTGCCGCTGGGCTGAGGGACTCGAAGGCCCCCTTCTTCTTTTCCGGCTCTTGCAAATAATTGAATCGGCGGAACTCGGACTCCGAATCGCGGACGTTAGCCCGAAGCTCCTTAATCTTATCCTGCACGCGCTTCGCATTGACCTTCGGCGGCTGACGGTCGTCCCAGACCTGATTCAAGACCCGGATGCCTTCCTGCTCGGTGAATTGCGTACCGAGTGTCGTTCTCAGGATATTATTGAGGGCCGCCTGCGCGTCCGTCTTAAACTGGACCATCTTCGGATTGAGCATAGACTGAGCATCGTCTGACTTAATCCAAGGGATCTTCGTCGAGACTCCGCCCGTTTCGACCTCACCCGTCTCGAGGGCTTTCGCAACTTCAGACAGCTTTGTGAGGGAAGACTGCATCCCGGCACGTCCGCCACCTGCCGTATAATTCGCATACTTGTCCGCGACCTTCTTCGAGAGTTCAACCTGGCCTGCGTCCTCTCGTGCAGCTTTCGCTCTTCCGGCGGCGGCATCTGCAACGGTTTCAGCTCTCGCGGACTTCCCAGCTTCCTGAGCGGCGAACTTCTGCTGTTCGAGCAGAGATTCCGTGTCGAGCTGAGCGAGTTCCTCGGGACTGACTTTCGACTTCGCATACTGAAGGATCTGGGCCCCTTTGAGTTCTCCGTTGTTGATTTTATCCTGGATATCGAGTCTGAGTCCGACGAGCTTGTCCCGCACCTCCGGAGATTGCATGAATCCCATGAGCTCAGGATTGAAGAAGTCGTCGACCTTGAATGCCTTGATCATCGAAGGGACGTAGTTTTTGAAGTAATTGTTCTGGGCGATCTTGTCCTTGAAGCCAGCCCCTTTTTCAACGGCCTCCATCACCTTATCGACCTTCTGCATGTAGAGCTGCTCTTTCTGCTGCTCAATCTGCGCCCTTCGTTGCTGAGCCGCCTCGATGGTCGAAGCAAGATCCGCTCCGGCCTTAAGTCCTGAAGTGAAGGATTCCCCCGCCTGCTGCGAGCCCTGGAGGGAGGATTGAACGAGCATATCGCTAATTGAGGCCATATTTTAACTCCGTTTCGAAGCTTTGATCTGTTTCATTTCCTGGAGCGTTACTGCAAACTTCGCTTCGGAATCGAACTCCTTAAGGATGTCGTCGATCCCGGGCATGTTCCGGTAAGATTCGCCGAACCGATTCCTAAGTGCAGAGGTCAGACGCAAGCGACCGACGGGGGAGAACTCAAGCTTCGGCAACCGCTCCCCCAAGATATCGGAGAGATCATCGAGAGTGAGCTTGCGTTTCTTAGCATCCGCTCCAGCCGATCCCATCAATTCATTAAGTGTCGCTTTTGCTTTCATTCAATCAACTCGGCATTCGATTTGGGTCGTAGTTGTAACTTCCGGCATAATCCCCCCCGCCGCCACCGGAGGAGGATTTCGGAGCCGCGGCCGTCGCTCCTCCTGTTGCATAAGCAGAGGCAGCGCCAATTCCAACACCGAGCATTTTCTCCCCGAAGTTTCTTCGTTGCTGCGCCCTGATCTGATCCTCGACGAAGTTGGCTCCTGCCGTATCAATGAGCCCCTGTCTTGCATTGCCGAGGATCCCGGCCTGACCCATGAGGAGATTCGACCCGATTTGTCCGATCTGACTACGTCCTGCGATTTCCCGGAATAAATCAGGTCGAGTCGAATTGAACTGCCCTGCTGTCTGCCCGAGTTGACCGAGTGCCTGTTGCTGAGCCCCTGCGAAGAGATTCGTTGATTCAGAGTCGAAGCGATTGAGGGCCTGGATTCCTGCGGTTGAAGTCTCAGCGCCGGGCCCGAGTTGCTCCCGCAGTTGGTTCACAAGCTTCTGCCTCGCTGTTTCTCTCTGTCTTTGCAATGGAGCGAGCGTCGAAGAAGTTTCACCTCGAAGGAGCTTCAAAGCTTGCTGGGAGGCTTCAATGATCGTCGGATCGATCTGTCCGATCAAGGCCTCTTGCCGGGCCAGATTTTTATCCGCAGAGGCAAGATCACGCTCCATGTTCATAATTCCCATGGTCGTCGCTCGATTAGTAATTCCCTTTACCTCATTGTAAGCGGCCTCAGCTTCTCCCCTGCGGGCCATAGCTGATTTACCGGCTGAGTCAGCTCCTCCTCCACCTAAAAGTTTTTCCGCCCCGTCTGCTATTACGAGTCCACCCATTTTAAGCCCCTAATTCCTTAGTTAAAATTATAGCCCGTCCTTGTGTGTCGACCACTCGGAAGCCAATTTTAATCGCTTTTGTAATCGTATCAGATGCACCAGAACTGTGTGACCATACTTGCGCCCAAAGCCACTTAAGCCCTCTTTCCTTCGCAATTGCCTCAGTTAAAAGGATAAAAGAAGATCCAAAACCTTTATTACGAAAATCGGGATGAATGAATATTTCTTCTATACGCAAGCAATCCGAGAGGACTGAATAACAGATGAATCCCTCTGTCCTCTCTACGGTCTCCCATCCCATTCGTTCCTTTGCATAAAGTGCCCAAAGACTCACTTTAATTTTTCCAATCTAAAATAGGTGCCCTGGCCATAAAGCTGTAAGTGGATCCGTTTGAAAAACTGTTTCCGTTGTATTTAGTAAAACCAGAATTTGATCCGTCATTAAAGCCGAAAGTAAAGTAAGTAACACTTGGCTCGATGAGAACCCCCATATTAACTGTGGATGCTCCGGAATAGGTTCCGATCCCTGCTAATTGAATAGTTGGAATCACAGCAGTTCCAGCACTCGTAAGTCCACTAGGAAAGGCAACGCGGGCTTCCGTCGCTGTTCCAGTTCCGTTAACGAACTTAACACGCTCCATGAGGTCTGGACCATCACGTCGCCATTGCAGGGTGACATTGGTTGGCGTACCGAATCCAGTGAATGAGGCAGCGTCACCGTATGAAACCCAATTCGATGGGATCCTGCGATTCATAATCAAAATATTTGTTCCGTCTGAAAGGAGATCAAGTGCCTCGTATTGAGTGTTAAGGGTTGTAGTCGTGCTCCCGTTGATAGTTTCTGCTCCAAACCCATCAATTGTAATCGAGGTGAAATCATTCGATGTTTTAATTAAAGTTAAAGTAAGACCACGCCAATAAGAGGCGGGTGGCAAATAGTGTGTAAATGCCCCACCTGATGAATCAAGTGGAATAATCCGATCTACGACCTCAATGTTTCTTGCTGTGGTCTGAGTCGGTAAAATTGACAAACTCGTCTCTCGATTGAAGAAAGACTCAACTGAAGTTAAATCAGAGGATGAATTATTAAAGGCATAGCCGACGCATCTCCAGCTTTGGTGGGGATGATACCACCCGAAGATATCTTCACGTCTATCATAAGGTCGGACGTCGGAAATGATTCTATCTCCTTCTTCGGTGATATAAAAATAATAGTAAGTTGATGATGCCTCTGTAAGACCTGCATCGAGATGGGATGCCATTGACCAGGAAAAAAGACCTTGTTCATTCTTAACGGATGCTCCAAATACAGAGATCCCGGCCCCATACCAGTTTGATTTAACTTGCGTAGCTGAGTCATAGACAAGTTCAACCTGACCGTCTTCAGTATAATTTGCGAAGAATTCAAAACTACGGGCACCTATTGTATTAGTTGAGTCTTGGATACAAGAACCAATGAGGGTTGCATTTGCACTAACGAAAGAAGATACATCATATCTCTTCCAGGTATTATTTGCGGTGTCGTACCAATAATCCCCGATTGAAGGGGAAGAAGGCTCGTCCTTTGACCAGGTCGGAGGATTGTATGTTGCTGTGATTGTATCGTCCGTCTTTGCGAAGATCCAAGTCAATTTCATGAGGGTAATTGTATCGTTGTTGCTAAAGACGATGCGGGGAATTGGATTGTCACTTGAATCGAAAAAATAACCGCGCTTTGCTCTAATGAGCTTGTTTGTCCCAACTTCCGCAATGAAATATTCAGTCGAAGATCCATTGTTGAGGCTGAAGGCTGCGATTTTTCCTACTAAAGCGGTGATCTCAGTGCCGACATTATCAAGGGTAATCTCGGATCCATTCTCCCCGGAATATTTCGTCCAATCCTGATCCGCAGCAACCGTGTCATTGATAAGTGCTGTATTATTACTAGACGGCGCTGCGGTGAGGTTCGTTAGTGTAACATCGGTGTCAATATTGTACTCGACACTGTCAATGTAATAAATAAAGTTCGTAGGAGTTCCGTCGAGCTTGACAGTACGAGCGGCTCCGTTCGGAACGAGGAAAGTTGGCATCTGACTACCAGTTCGCACTCTACCGGAGACAAGGCGATTCGCAGTGAGTCCAGTTCCTACAGCATTTGCGAGACCGGCGAGGGAGGAATTTGGTGATTCGTACCACTCAGACTCACCTGTAATTTCAGCGAGCATGAATCTAATACGAGCAATTTCTCCTGCAAGATGAGTTGCTAAGGACTCTGTTCCAACTTCCCCCGGATCAGTCGTCACCTGCATCTGTGTGACGTTTGTCGAGTAATCGTCGATAAGGAGGGGCTGCATTGCAGTCAGGAGATTATCGAACTCCGCATTGAGGTCGCTGTAGACGACGTCCTCTTGGGAAACCCACGTCTTGACTCTCGGTTGAAGTGATCCTGCCATGTCGCTCCCTTATTTAACCTTTGAGGCCCATTTTTTTACGCATCTTACGATTTGTTTCTTCCATTCCTTCGTGGAGGTCTTGCATTGAAGCATCACGATCACTGCCGGAGGAGCTGGAAGAAGACTCATAGATGTCTCGTTCGATCTCTTTCATTTCCTTCTTCATATCAATGCCTTTTTTCTTATCGTAGTCCAGTTTCTTCATGTGTCAGTCTCCTTTAAGCTCGACTTGCTTGCGTTCCGCTCACACGGAATCCTACCGTGAAAGATGAAATTTCAAAGTTCTGATTTGCTCCTGCGAGGCGACATGTGAAAGAAATCTGCCTCCCCGATCCATGGAGCGGCTTCTGTGTCGTCTGGCTTTCCTCGCGTCCGAGAGGATCTCCGTCGCCGCCGAGGGGGGTCTTCGTCCCTGAGCTCCCTCCGGAGCCGAGTGTGAAGGAGTCGAGGCCGTCATCCCTGACGTCCATGGAGTAGGTAATTGTCTCGATGAAAGTCCCGTCAATGTAGACGTCGACTGAGAGGTCCCAATTCCCCGTTGGCTTGAACTCAATGGCGAGAAAATCGAAGAGTTTGTTCTTGTGTGCTATGGCTCCGTCGAGGAATCGAAAGTCCGTATGGTTGATTCGGAATTCTCCGTTGTAAGCGGAGCCGCCGACGAGTCGGTCCTCTCGATCCATGAGGTAGACATATCCGTCTGCGGAACCGTAGATCGGACGGGAGATCCCATTGATATCCTTGCGGAGGGCGAGGCAATCAGCCTGGTCTTTCGTCCATATCGCAGCCCTCGGCTGCTCCTTGTTGAAATCCAGATGCAGGAGGGCATTGTTTGTCGTTCTGTGCCCGGTGCGTCCCGTGAAGAAGGCCTGCTTTTTCGCCTCGTAGTAAATCGCATGACATACGTCAACTCCGACCTGACTGACGTTGTTCTTGTAGTAATTCTCGATTTGAAGGAGTCGTAAGAGATCACCGGACTCAATGTCACCGAATGAGTCGACTGCCTTATAGGAAGTCGGAGAGCCTGACTCAGCAACGGCGAACATGTCATTAAGGACTTCGATGACCCCGTTTGGAGAGGCGAGGCCGAAGTTTGAAGCGAGCTTCCTCCAGACCCAGTTGTCCGAGTTTGAGTCCGCATCGTCGAGGTAATAAACGAAGCCACCTTGCTTGAATACGAAGAGACGTCCTTTAAATACGAAGGCTCCCGAGACGTCGCCACCTTCACCGGGGAAAATCGCCTGTGTGAGGTTATTCGAAACAAAGTTCTCGTGATCCCCTGAGTCACTTGCATAAGCCCGCTGTTTCATAAAAGCCCAGAGTCTGTTTCTATGGATTATGCCGCAAGTCGGGTAGTTTGGTGTCGTCCAGTCGGCAGCAGAACTTGCTGCATCCTGGAATCCATCTCCGTCGGCAGCGATGTCCCCGGAAAGGACTTTGAGTTGGTTCGATCCGGAGAAGAAGAAGAGCTTCTTCGCTCGGTTCGCTGTCTCCCCCCCGCCTTCGACGAACTTACATCGAGGTGTGAGGGACATGAGTCCGGAAGTGAGGGCCGTCGCCCCCGTAAAGACGCGGTCTCCGATGTCCCGGTAGATGGCTCCTGAGGAGCAAGCTGCAATGAGATGCTGAGTCGTCGTATTCCCCCACCAGTCCCAGACGGCGACGATGGGACTCGGCAGGACCGTCGTATTGTAACGGAGAGAGCCCGGGGCCTTCGTGATCGATCCCGTCTCATAGGAGATATTGTTCGCTCTGATGAGTGCGCCCGGTGGGATTTGCCCGACCGGAAGGTCCGTAAGGAGTCCGATTGATCCGACTGAGATGACGGCCTGATTCCCTGAATACATTAGCTTGTGTACCCTCCGTTTTTCAGAAGTCCCTTCCTCGGTGCGGAGGTGAGCTCCGGGCGCGGGACCATTTGACCGAAGTTCTTTCCGAAGCGGACCTGAGCGCCCCTGTGCTGACTAATCATCGCGATGAGCTTTGACTGGACTAGGTTCGCGTAGATTTGAACGCGGTCGTCGCTCTTCGCGAGCATCGTGTAGAAGACCGCGGCGTCCTCGAGAATGTCGATCCATTTCCTAGGCAGCAAGGGAATCGAAGCGGAGGAGTCCTTAAGGTCCCGCGGCACAGGGACGTGCTCGACTTCGACCCTCGTATTTTCTCTCGGGTATTTATTGAATCGAACCGTGATTGTTCCGTCTGCTGCTTCTCTGACTATGCAGAAACGATCGGGCAATCCTTCGCTGAAGGAAGAGAAGGGGTAATTGCGAGTGAAAGTCTCTGGATCAGTTCCGTAAATGAGCCCCTCGGAGCTGCGATGGATGCGGAAGGGCTCGACGAGGCGGGCGATGCAGCCGAGCGGGTAGGTTGAAACGACTGCTGCTGCATTCGTCGAATCGACGTCGTCGAATCCAATCGTCTTATGGACGGAGAACTGAGACTGATCTCCAGTCCCGACGAGAACGAAGACGGCTCCCCCCGCTCGGTCGGATGAAATTGTGAATTTACGGGTTAGGCTATCGTAGGAAACGGTGTAGGCAGGGGTTCCACCCGTCGTATTCATCTGCGTTTGAATCTGCGTGGCCAATTGTGCCGGAGTGTAGGTTCCCGAGGTCAATGTCGCAGTCAGTGTCGTTCCGGCGGTCTCCTGGAATTGAATCTTATTGTTCGAGGTCGTTGTGATTGCAATGTGATCCGGGACGAGTTCATAGTCGAGTTTGATTGCCTCGAAGCTGAGTCCCGATCCTGTCGTATCTGTGTAATGATCGTCGAGTTGGAAGTTTGTCGCATTTGCCGTATGAGAGGCGATGCGGAACCATTCGGAGCGGCCAGGAATTCGGATATGCCATCCTTTGAGTGAGTCTGAAGGGGCGGAAGAGAAGACTCCGGCCTCTGATGCATTCGTGAGTGTAACTGTTCCCGTATTGTATTTAGGTTGGAGATCAAGGATGAGGGGATTTCGTGACTTTGCCCATGGCCATACCTCGTCGATCTCGACTGTTGTGTCCTTCAAGAGAGGGATCGTCCCCCCGCAGATGAGTGTGAAGTGAACTCGATTGAGATTATCGAGGACCTGGGACTCATAAGCAGAGTTCCCATTCGTGACCTCTCCGGAGTTCCGGAGGGTCGTATCCATAATGTCTGCGGTTGTTCTGAATTGAGCCAAGAGCTTCCCTCCCTAGGAGAGGGGAGACTTAACTCCCCTTTTGGTCTTTCTTCGTTCCGGACTTCTCTGCCTTGATCGCCGCGAGTTCCTTCTCGAGTTCTGCGATCTTCGAGCGGCTTTCAGTGACTTCCTTCGAAAGGACTTGATCCTTCGTCAGAGGCTTCTCGAAGACGACGTGAACAGCGTCTGGATCGAGGCGTCCTGTTCGGACGATCTTTCCGGACTTCGCATCCTTGCGCTCCTCAGTAATCCAACGACCGATCGGTTCGTTCTTCTTGTTGAAGCAATTCCCCGATCCGGCAGGACGTTCCCAAATTTTTGATTTCTCTCCGCCCTGCTCTCCGGTGACCCGCAGGATGTAAGGATCTCGGTCAGTGACGATTCCTGTTTTTTCATCTCTGTGCGTGACGAGAAGATCAAACCCTTCAACTTTACGTTCTGCTTTTACGACGTCGAAACGACCCATTCTTTAGTTCTCCAACTTATTAAGGTAAGCGAGTTCGCCATGCACTTCTTTAACCTTGCAGTTATAAGCAAGGATTGCATCTTCTTTTTTGGCAAAAAAACCCAATGAAACACGTACACCATTAACAGTTAGACGCGCTTGCCATGGATTTTTAAATCCGTAACCTTCCCAATGCCTAATGCCCCTGCAACCAGTCTTGGAATCATGACGGTGCTTTCGATTTTGCTGGTTCTGTGCCCTATTAACTATACGTAAATTCTCAAGACGATTGTCCATGCCATCACCATTAATATGGTCAACTTCTTCACCCGGATTAGCACCGATAAGAATTCGGTGCAGCAGTACAGATTTATAAGTTTTCATGTTCCGGCCGCGTACATAGGTAGTAAGATGCTTGTGTCCACGAAGAATCTGCCATCTACACTCAGACACCATTTCATCTAAATAATCGTCAGTTAAAAACTCTTCTCCCGACGATACCTTATGCCTACCCATTGTCAGTACCCAACGCACTCTACTTCAATAGTCTGCGCGGCGATTGCAACGGTTGATGCTTCGCTCAAAGCAGCTGCGGCGAGAGTCGCTGAAACGACCCCCCCGGAGGTGGCCGAGTTCGCACCGGCGATAGTGACGTTCGTTGCCGTGTTCTTCCCGATCGCCGAAGCATTCAGTCCGAGCGTCGCATCATGCGTCTGACTTTCCATGATTTTGATGTCATGGGTGTGAGACTGCGCAGGGGCTTGCCACATGACAAGCTTCTCTGCGGACTGATCGTACATGAAGTTGTAACCGGAGGTTCCCTTGTCGACGACGATGAGGCTTTCAATGACGACCGGGCAGCCCATCTTCCCCTTTGTGAGGGGGATTCCGTTCGCCGGGTAGGTCAGTGCTCCGTCACCGAAAGCGAGGCGAACCCGGTTGAATTTCCGGGAGTCGCCGAGTGTTCGGGTGTTCAGTACCGTGTAAGTGACATCGGATGCTGCAATGTCAGCCATGGATTACCCCGCTACCATGTCGGTGTTGTTCGCTGGAACTTCAGAGCTTTCGTCGCAGATGAAGTAGTACACGCCTTGTCCGGTTGGAGTTCCCGTTCCGATGACGTGGCTGATTTCCATCGAGTCGCCGACGTTGAACTTCACCGGAGTGTTGTTCTCGTAGTAGGCCTTGCCGATGGCGCCACCCGAAGCGACCGTCACTGTAGAAACGACTGCCTCGCTCGTTGCCGAGAGGGGAGTGGGACGCTTCGTGAAGATGACAGTCGGTGCGGCTACGGTGCCCGAGGCTGCTTCACTCGTGAGGACGAATCCGCACTGAGTAACATAACAGGGGCGGACGCAGACGAGTTCGCCGTGATCGGCGCTTGAAGCTCCGATGTCGATTTCCTTCAGCACTTCGGCTGCGCTCTGCGCCAATGTGATGATGGGAGTGAAAAAGCTGAGGTGATTGCCCTTGTAGGGATAAGACATGTTTTAAGTCTCCTTAAATGAAGCGGTCCCTTTTGGAGACCGCCGTTAATCTTTAATTACGATGCAGAGGTCATGTAGACGACGCGAGCTTCGCCTGCGTTCGCAGAGTCAGTCCAGATCTGGCCGAATCCGTAGATGCCGTACCATGCGACGGCTTTCTGACGACCGAAGTCGGAGCCGACGTTCTCTTCTGCAATCAAGTGCGGATCTTCCGCGACTGCCATTGTAACTGGGTCTTCACCGAAGAAGACCGCTTCGCCCATGACGTCGCCGGTTCCGAGGCTCTCTGCCAATGCGGAAGTGTGATTCGTCTCGACGAAACGGATGTTCTCGATGCGACCGACCTCACCGTTGTATTTGGCTTTTGGATCGGTGTATTTCTTCCAATCGATCCAAGCAGGATCCCGCATCAGACCGCGTTTGGCTTGAGTGATCAGGACGCAGACATAGTCGTCACCCTCATAAGGAGCGATGTTGAGGGTCGAGAACATGTAATCGCGAATCGACTCGACGTGGAACATGTTGAGGTTCGATGCTGCGGTGTTCGTTGCGGCTCCGTCCGTCTCAAAGGTCGTCTCTGCGATTCCCGTTGGAATTGCCAGGATTTGACCGTCTTTGAATGCGACCGAAGCGGCGATGTCCATGCGGAGCTTCAATTGATCTTTCAGTTTCTTCTGAATTGCATTTTGCAAATCGAAGGAAGCGAGATCGATCGAGAGCTTCGTGTAGGGAATTGCACGTCCGCGCTCAGCTACCGTGATGGCCTGAGTGCTGAGGGACAAAGTGTCCTCGGGGATGCGATTCGTCTCAACGAGGGTGTCGTCGGAAGGCACCGTGACGTTCGAGACACGAGTGATCGTGACCGATTCGCCTTTTTTCTTCCCGTAGCCCTCTTCGGGTTTTACGAACTGCATGAACTTCGCCTCTTTGATGGCGGCCATGCGGATCTTCGATGAGAGATCGTGATTCTTATAAACCCCAGTTGGGGCGTCGTTTGTCCAACTATGAACAGCCATTTGCCTTCCTTTGCCTTGTGCTCCCGATCTTCTTCGACGGGGAGCGTGATAAAATTACCGTTCGTTTTTCATTCTGCGCATTTCTTCGGCGAAGGAAAGGGGTTTTTGCGATTCTTTTGATGGTGTTACCCGGTTCGGTGCTCCACCGCCTGGACTTACGGACTGAGTTCGGTTCCCGGGCAGTGCTGTCCGCGGCTTCGAGTATTCGAGGATCTCTGCGTATTCGGATCGAACCTTCAGTGCGAGGGCCTTCTGTGCCTTCACGACGTCGGTCATTTTTCCGATCGTTCCGAAGTTCTCCCGAAGGATGCGCTCGGCGTCTGACCGGCGAATGTCTGGATTCTCGGTGAGGAACTGAGACCACATGCGCTCTCGTTCCATTTTCTGTTCGATGCGTGTCTCTGCCTCGGCGACTGCGCTCTCTCGGACTTTCCGGAAGGCCTCTTTTGGATTCGCGTAGAATTCCTCCTCGAAGTTGTCCTCTACGGGGGGAGCGGACTCCACTTTCCGAGTCGCATCGAGTGCCTCCCGGATTCCAGAGGCATGTGCCTCAGTTATGTCCTTCTCTCGGGCGAGTTGCTGAGCATACTTCACGGCATCTGACTTCTTCGTAAAGGTCTGATCGCCAATGATGATCTCTTCTTCTGGTTCCGCGGCCTCGACTGACTCGACCTCTTCGCTTACGACTTCTGCGGATTTGTCCTCAGACTTCGCTTCGATGGGATCGGATCCCCCTGGCAATTCAACCTCAGACTCGGGATCGACTTCTCCGCGAACGACCGACTTCGCATGTTCCTTCGCCGCTGCGACCTGCTTTAGCATTTCACTCATGACTTATTCTCCTTTTGCTTCTCTAAGTAGTAGTTGGATTTGATTCGAATCTCCCTCTCGATGTCGTAGAGGGTGTTGAGCTCTGCGGCTTGTGCAAGGAAGTCTTTTTCCCCGGATTTGAATCGGGAGATGAGTCGTTCGATGGCCATTCGTTTTCGATCCTCAATCAAGGGGAGGAGAGTCGGCGCTGCAAGAGTGAGGATTCGGGCCTCAGCGAGGTCTTCGTTTGTCATCTATGCACCTGCCGTTGCAGGACTGCCCGGGAATTCCGCTTGCTGGAATTGAGGTTGGCCCATCAAATCACCGATGGACTGCGCCCCTGCCTGTGGAGTCTGACTGTTCATGTCGGGACCGCTGGGCTCGGCTTCCTCGGGAGGTGCCTGCATTGTCGCCTGCACTGCCGCGGGGATCTCGAGCTTGTATTTGTCGATATTGAGGGCGGACATGATTTCACCGAGGGTGCGACCGAGGTCGTATTTCTTCGTAAATTCTTCCATGAGGACGGGACTGCTCGAAATGACTTGGAGCAACTGAGTCAGCCGCTGGAATTCCTGCGCCCGCGCGAGAGTGAGGGAGATTCCATAGACTCGGAACTTCACTCCACCGACGGTCGCTGCGAAGACCTCCTCGGATGGAATCTGCTTGAGTTCCTTTCCTCGCTGAGGGCCGAAGAGAGCGACGAACTCCTCCTCTGAGATGAGGTCCCAGTTCTGCGCGACGGTCTCCCATGCCTGCTCTAGCTCCGGCATGATCTGCGCTGCCTCGAAGTTCTTAGCCATTCCCTGGAAGACGGACGTAATTGTCTGGCTCGATTCGACCGTTGCTGTCGCAGAGACGTTGGGATTGCTGAGACCCATGCGTGCATCTGAGGTCAGAGCGGAGGCATTGAATTCTTGCTGCTGGATGTTGAAGACATTGAAGGCTTCGGAGGGGATCTGCACGGCGGTCAGGGACTCGATAACCTTCCCTCCCGGAGGGCACATGGAATTGATCGTGAGGGTCTGCCCAGGCTTCATTCCATCGGAGACCTGCGCAGGATTGTCGAGCCAGTCCTTCCGGAGCTGCTTCAATTGATGGACCTGCTGCATGGCCGCATCCACGAAGAGATTGTAGAGTTCAATGAGGGAACGATTGTGCATGGTCGGTGCGTCCATGACGGCTCGGTGCCAGACGGAGTTCGCGACCTCGATGAGTGGACTTGCGATGTAAGGGCGCTTCTGATTCCAGCGGGGATTCGGCTCTGGCTTCCGGATGAGGATCGTATCGTTCGCGATCGTTGCGACGGAGTTCTCATAGCAGACCTTACCCTGCTTGTCGAGAAAGGTGCCCCAGAGTTCTGTGATCTTGACCTTCGGCCGGTGCCCCCCTCCGAGTGTCGTATTCTGCCCCGTTTCCTGAGCCTTTCTGAATTCCTGTTCAGCATCCGCATCTCCGGGACTGATCTCTGTGACTTTCATCTTGTCGTAGATGGCCTCGTCTCCCTCGGAGAGTGCCTGGACCTCGAAGAGATCGATCCACGAGTCCTCGACGATGTAAAGTCCCTTGCCGTCCGGATCTGGATAATAATTCTCCTGCCGTGTGATATCGAAGCAGAGCTGCCAGGTCTTGTTTTCGACCTTATCGACCCATCTCTTGAGATTCTTTCCTCTGCCTTGAGTCCGTGCAATGAACTTCGGCTTATCGACGAGCTTTCCGTAGATTTTCGAGATGGCGAGCGATCCCAAGAGGCCCGACTGCACTTCATTCCCGACGTGATTGAAGTACTTTGCCTTTTCGAGCTGGTAGTTGGTCATTTTGGTGATCTCTTCGGGACGGATGAGCATTGTTTGTTCAGATCCCGGGTAAAGTGCCTCCGCTTTCCACCAATCGCCGAGATTTGCGATCGCTTGCTGGAAGAAGGACCTGATTTGCTCGACTGCCATAGTGACTTTCGAGAGGATCTCCTCGGATTGCCCTTCTTCCTTGTGGCTGAAGTCGTATTTGAGATGATACATGTTGAAATTGTCGCGATTGAGGGTCATGCGGTCCGTCTTTGCGGAATCCGCTTCGTTTCTGCATGCGACGATGTAATCGACGACTTCTTTGTCAGACATTTCGGCCATAATTCTTCCTTGCTTGTGCCCTCTTCGGCTCGGTCTTGTGCTGAAAACCGTACTGAGGGGAGTGGATTTCGATGTTGTAGTTCTCGGCTGCGTAGGATTTGAGTCCCCCGCAGAGATATTGGAGACCGTCGTGAGGATGGGAGTGGATGTCCTTGATCGGCCTTACCTTATCCGGCTCGACTTCGGTCGTTGAGTCTGGATAACGGAAGCCACCCTTGAAGCCTGCGACGAGAGTCGGACAGTCGGGCTCGTAGATGAGGATCTTCGGTTTCCCCCCGGTGAGTCCGACAAGGTATTCGGTGACGGAATCGACCCGCTTTTTCCATGTCATGGGACCAGGGCGGACCTGCTTGAATCCGCCGAGTTGCATTCTCTGCAAGTAAGTCTCTTCGGTAACGGCATTCTTAGTGAAGGCAGCGGGGTCGAAGAAGGAGATTGTCTGTGTCTCGACGTCGGTGATCTGCGGGAAGTGCAATCGGAGTTCCCGAACGACTTCAGGTACGAAGGTAATCGCTCCCTTCCCAATCCCGATGAGCTCCCGGAAGACGATGAGCTGCTGTCCCTGGAGTTGAGCGACGACGACCGCGGGAGTGAGTCCGGAGGAGTCCCATCCAAGGAGAACGGGGAGACCGATGTGCAGTTTCTGCTGGGTCCTCGTCGTATGAATGTGCTCATTGAAGTCTTCGTAGACGGCCTTGCCCTCGAAGACGTCCCAGCTCTTGCCGTACTCCATGCGGAAGAGATGAATGGGGAGGGCTCGTTTGAGTTCCTCCTCGTATTCAGGGGACCTCTTTGCCGGATTCGCCCTGTGGCTAATGTCGAGGACGGTGAATCCATTCCGGGGATTCTCCCAGACGTCGACCCCTTCGATGGGAGTTCTGACCGGAGCAGGGGGGATCTCTGCGAAGCTCAAGTCCTTCCGATCGAGCTGGTCGTAGACGATCTTCTTGAAGAAGCCGGGGAAGCGAGTCGAGACCATCCAGAGGGAGCCGCCCCCCTTGACTGTGGGCTCTGCTGAAGCATAAGCAGCTTCGGCATCTTCCCAGAATGCAGCTTCGTCGAAGAAGAGCCCGGAGAATCCCCTTTGACGCATCTGGTTGGCACCACTGGGAAAGCCCATAAGCTTCGAATATGTTTCAGGAAATTCCATCGTCGGTGGTGAAGACTGCATGTCATCCCTCTTGAGCTTCGGAAGGAGGGAGCGGGGGATCTTGTCCTCGGGAATGTGATCGTAGATGAACTTCGCCCGTTGGATGAGTTCGAGGGAGTCGAGTTCCTTCTTAGAGACGAGTGCCCAGCTCCTCCCCTTGAAGAAGATGCAGTTGTGTAAGGCAAGTCCGATGAAGGTCCAGGAGACGGTCAGTCGGCGAGATTTCGGAATGGCGAGTTTCTTCCGGACGCCAGCCATGAGGACGATGAAGCGGAGATAGTCGAGATGCGAAGGATAGAGTTTAACGGGTTCTGCCTGGTCAACTTCGTCGAGCGTGTAGACGCATTCCTTGAGGAAGAGCCACCGATCGTTCCGGTAGGCCTCATAACGAGCGAGAGTTTCGTCGGGTTCAATGGACAGAAGAGACTCCCCTGGTGGGTTACACCGAAATGCGTGTCAAGTTCCGTCAGGGTCAGTGAATATTTTACGAAAGGGTAGTCTTAACGCGATGAGCCTGAACTGAAGTCATCGATCCAGTCGGCGAGTGGATCTCTTTCGACTTCTTTCACTGCTGTTTCAATGTCGGAGACGTCACGCTGCTCTATCTGCTTGGGAGCTTCGGTCTTCCGTGCATCGAGTCGGTCCATCAGGACGCCGAGGAGATTCTCGCCAATGTCGTGCTTCTGCGCGGCCTTCCCGTCGAGCTTCTCGATGAGCCACTGAGCCGCACTGAGCCTCTCGCTCGATTTGAATTGCTTCGTCTCGTCCCGTACCGCGGATTCGAGGACATCGAGGGCCGAGGTCCCGAGTCCCTTCATTCTGTCCTGAATTGTCTCCTCGAAGACCTTCTCCTGGAGGCGGGCGATTTCCCGAACCATGAGGGTGTTTGAACGGAGGGTGGCAATGCGGGGCTCCGTGAATCCGACTTCCTCTGCGACCTCTTTGTTGGAGAGTCCCATTGCGAAGAGCTGACAGATCCTTCGATGTCCCGGTGTGATGGGCTTCCCCGGAACGAGGGCGAAGTCACCCCATGTCACTCCCTCGGGTTTTCCTCCATAACTCCCTTCGATCCTGTCCCGCTGCCAGTTCGGACGGTCGGGGTCGCCGAGGTCGGCGCCTGGTTGGAGGTCAGGGGGGAGCCAACTGAGATCGATGGAAGGATCTGGAGGAGGTGGGATGTATGGGGGTAACTCCTCGCCCATCGGGGAGGCCTTCTTCGATGACATTCCTTATGATGAACCGAACACAGCGCGGGAAGTCAAGGACTTTACACTTACTTTGGTAGCTAAGGAGTTTCGGGGCCCCCCGGGGTTGGGAGAAGAGGGGGAGTGCCAAAGAAGAAGGCCGTGCTGTCCCTAACGGGAAGGGAGTCACTGCAAAAACAGAAGCCGTGCCAGGAAGAAAGGGCAGCCCCAGCGCGGTAGGTTTTCCGTTCCGCCGGGGGTCCGGGCGAGAGCGGAGAAGAGTCGGCCCTTCGGGCCTCCGTTGGCGAAGAAAAAAGCGGGTCCGATCCAGCCGCATCGCAGCGGACGCACCGGCGACACGAAAACCCGTCGGCGGGGGTCAGACGAAGGTCCTAACGCATGCAGTCATACTTCAGTTTTCGAATCGCTGCGCGGACGGACATTAGCTCAAACTCAAAGTCACTGCTGGCCCTGGTGCCGGTGGGGAGTGGGTCCTTAGATTCCGCGCAGAGTCGGTGGTTGCCCTGGCCCGCAGCGTCGCGAGAAGGCTATGCGCAGTGAGCTAAGCATGGTGAACGTCTGCTGCGCCTCAGCATACAACTTACTTATGCGAGATGCGTGCCGCGTCTAAGTCATTGAATTCCTTGGGACGTCTAGTCCAATGCACTGTATAAGTTACATACACCATCCCCACTGAATCGTGGAAAGTCGAGGAACTGCGGGCACTTACCTCGACTGTCGAACTATTGAACAATGTACAAAGCATCGACAAATCTGCAATACGGCAACCGATACCCACCCCCCTACGAAAACTCCCTGCTTGCGGACTTGGCATGGGAATTGATTGGAGCCTTATTGGTGGCCTTGGTGTGACTCTGTGGGTTATAAGTATAACGCAGTGTGTTAGTGTTTTTTTTTTACATACCTATAGGTGACGCGCCGCTTCCTTCCCCATCCCCCTTTTTGACGGATCTGAGTTCGCAGTTGCGGTTTTGCAGATATGTAGATAATGAATGATCGGTCCTTAAGTGCATCCCAAAGCTAAATCAATTGAACCTGGAGGTCCCCCCGTGTCTACTTATGAGCCGTCTGAACTTGAACTCTCCCGACTCCGTGAGTCGATCTTCCGCCGCGTCTCTGATTATTGGAAGTTCGAGCTCGAGCCGATGCCCTTTCGTTTCATTGGTGCCCTCTTTGGGAGGAAGGCTTCTCGCTATGGACTCGAGCTCGACCTCTTCGTCGCCGCTGATCCCCGATTGCATATGACACGTCCGACTCCTCATTCCCGTGCCGTGAAACCATCTGAGGTCCGAACGGTCGCTGAGCGCATCATTGAGGCCCTGGAGGCTTCTGGCGAGCTGATGCCACGCTCTGAGCTCCGGGATGTCCTGACTGCATCTGGAGTGAGTCTCGAAGACCTTGAGGCATCCCTGGCGCATCTCCTGCTTATTAAGCGCGTGAAGGATGGTATTGAGATCGGCGTCCCGGATCATATTTATATTGCGCTCTGATCTCTGCCCTTCGAAGTGTCGAACTCTTCAATATTGTATGAAAGTTTTACAATCCCCGGGATTGCCTGTGTTTTCGCAGGCTTCCCCCTTCCCCTCTTATTATGAGCCAACGACTGCCTGAATCTTCTACGCATCGAATTGAGTCGCCTCCCTGCTAAGTGCTTGATTTCCTTCGACGCTTGATTTGGCACATCGAGTGCATACTCTCTCTGTATGAAACAAACGCACTTCCTTCGAATGGAGAATCAAATGGAACGCATCCTTAAGGCACTGTCCGCCCTCAACACACTGGCCCTGATTGTCTGGGCCGTCGCACAGATGGGAGCCCTTTAATGAAACAACAAATCAAAATCGAACAAGGAAGCAGTTACAAGGTCGGAATGGACGAAATTCCAGGTCTCGAAGCAGCGATGCGTGAGGCATTCAAACCTGTCGTCGAACACTTGCAAGACCTTGCTTACTGGAACCGCGAAACCGACGCAGAAAAATCTGAATACAAACGTCGTGACGGATTCATTCCGCACTCTCATAACTGCGGCGGCCTTGAGTGGTCGACGGTTGTCCCATCTTGCGTAAAGTACGAATTCGATTTCCTTGAATTCGGTGAGTGTGATGAATGCGGGAAGGCAGATGAGTACCCAGAAGGCGATCATCAGTGTGGTTACAAGGGATTTGAATGCGCCTATGAAAGCGAAGGCCATCTCGACGCGAAGCTTCGTGTCTGGTTCAAATTCGAAGGTCTCGAAGACGGTACGCTGAAGTTCTACCTCTATGCGGGAGGCGGGAATGGAGATGCTCCTTATTTTCGAACGAAATACGAAACCGATCTATTTGAAGCGTCGTTCGAAGCAAAGTCCCTCGCTGGTATTCAAAGAACGGCCTCGAAACACATCAAGGCACTGCTGAAAGTGTTGGGAGCTTAAGATGAAGCAGCATCGAAATGAATCAAGGACCGAGTATTTCGGTCCCTCCGAAGAACCCACCCATCGCGTCCGTTTCGACTCCGACGATGGTGCCATTGAGGCAGTCGCTCTCTTCGATCCCCGATCAGAGACCTGGCTCTCCCTCGACTTCAGCGAGGAGCTACCGGAGAAGCTCGAAACCTGGCTGATCGACCAGATCACCGGCCTCCTCCTCAGGGAGCAGGAAGAGGCGAGAACGGGACCGATCGATCCGACCGACTACGACTCTCCGGAGGACCTATGAGTGCAGCACAGAAAGAACCCCTCACAGATACGGTCAAGGTCCTCGTCGTCGGTCCTTACGGCAGGGAGCTACTCAGGCCGGACAATGAGACGGCGCGGTCCTTCTGCCGGCTCCTGCGGCAACAGACCCTGACCCGCGCAGACCTCGAGCGAATCAAAGAACTCGGCTTTCGAATCGAAGCAACTTACAAGATGGAACGAACAACGGAGGAATTGTGAATATAGTCGTTAAAAGTCTGAGGGGAAAAGAAACCACACTAGCAAAATCAACTTTCAACGCATTTGGAACTGACCTAAGCAATGGAATTATTTCAATTGAATTCGAGCCAGCCCATAAAACAACAAAGAAATACTGTGTCTACCTTACAGCAGCTGAAGCTTTAGATATTGCAGCATGGGCACTTAAAACTAATAGAAGAGGTACAAAATGAACCCATTCGATGCTTTCCTGAAGAACCTTATTAAACGAGCACTCCTGCTGTTACTTGCCCTTGTCGGCGCCGGATGTGCCCCCGCGGGTAGCTCTTCTGTTTCGGGTAGTCCTGCGGCCCCTGTCGTAGTGCCTCCCCTTCCCGGAGACACTGCGCAGTCAATCACGACGAAGGGAGGCTCGGGCTTTTCCTGCTTCTCGATCGCAGTCTCCGGATCGGACCGCATCTATTGCCGCACTGAGGGCAGTCCGGACGCCCGTCTCGGGATCGTCTCTGCTTCGTGGGCCCTTTATGCAGAGCACTCAGACTCCCTGACTTCCTTCGAGGTCTGGAATGATACAATATGCCTCTCCGGCCAAGTCACTCAGAGACCTCAATCTCGATCGGCAGGCCTTGCGACTTACTGCCTCGGTGAGGCGACGCTCGGCCCAGCATATTCAGGTTATCCGATCGTATACAGCGGACCGTCCTTCAGTCTCGCTACGAATGGGTCCACGGAGGTCGCATTCCATGGCACTGAAGCTCCCTTCGCAGGGGCTGACCTCGGAGTCGGTCTCTTCACGAACGACGGAGGGGTCTGGAATGTCATGATGGACGGACTGGAACTCACACACACGGCGATCTTGAATTGCACAGTCTCCGCAGACGGATCGACGCTCACATGCCCTTCCTTCGCGGTGGGGCTGTGAGATGGGGGGCAAGATTGAACTCGACTACAGTCAGATCGAAGACGTCGAAGTAGATGGAATCGATACGAGAGATTATCCGGACTTCTGCGATGCATTCATTAGCTCAGCCACCTACATGGGAAGGGAAATGACAGATGAAGAACTCGAAGTCCTCAATCAAGACGGTGATTTTATCTATGAAAAGGTCATTGATTGGCTCTGCTGAGGAGTCAGTAAGGGGAGCGGCGTCGCTTCCGATCCCTCTCGACCTGAATCCGCGCAGCCTGGGCATTATCCATAAATGCCTCTTTCATCGTATCCATGAAGGAAGGATCCGTATTATGAAGGGACTTCTCTCCTGTCTCAGGGTTTCGAACGACGACAACGTCTTCAGTCTTCTTTCTTCGTTTCGGCTCCGCCATCGTGGTCTCCTTCGCCTTTCGGCTCTCGTCCTCGCAGCTTACTTCATTCTCCTCGCGGGGGGAAGAGTCCTCTCTGCTTATTCAGCAATCCCCGCGCAAGAGATTGACTGCCGGAATGGATATGCGATAAGGCTCGGGTCCGACGATGGGCATCCCGGACGGTACGTCCTCTGCGAAGAGTACGACCACTATCAGGAACTCGTCGAGACTGGACTTAAGGCGGAAGCGAAGGAGCTCACTCATGACTGGCGAAGTAATTGAACCTCAAGATGACCTCGATGCGATTGACATGCCGAACTGGGAACGCCTGGACCTCATCGAAGGATCTCTCAGAGGACTCGACTCACATCTCTGGAACCTGATTGATCGCGCAGTCTACTTCGGGGACCCCATCACCGTCGAGGACCTGAAATACATCAGGGCCGAAGTCTTAAGGCTCCTGTAATCGTCGGTTATATCCTGTCATTGCTTCATGTCGAACTCAGGGACTTGACAGCGGTGTAACACTCAGGCACCTTAACCGGCATGAGCAAACGCACCGAAGACCTTAAGAAATTCAATCAATCAGTCAGCAACGAACTCCTAAAGGATCGATATACGCAAGACATCGGGCAGAAGGCCGTCGTCGAGCGCCGCTCCCTCGTCAATGATGAGAGGACGGCGGAACTCCGATCCGTCATCGAAGACGTGGGGCGGGACCTCCAAACATGCGGCCTTGTTACGCAGGGGCTCGAATATCGGGGTTCCCTTACTGTCCATGTTTACACTTCAGAGGTTCTCAGAGTGACTGAATTCGCCCCCCTCACAGTGACGGGTAACTTACCTCCGGTGCTCGGGGACGCAGCCCTGATGAACCTCCGGAACAGCTACCTCGCAGACACAGGACGAAGGATGCAAAAGAAAAGGTCGGGCTTTTAGTATGGCAGCTAAGAAGAAGGGCCACGTTGTCCGCATCTCCGATCGAGCCTTCGCCTCTCTCAGGGACATATGGCCCGACTCACTCAGAGAGGCCGTCGATCTTACCATCCAAGAGAACATTGACCTCAAGACCAGGCTCGATCTCATCGAACGCACCTCCGTGAAGTATGTCCTCCCCTCCCAAGTCCACGACTCACTCCCGAAGGCGAAGGGCGCGGCTCTCGTCAATGCAGCGAAGGGGAAGAAGGAAGAGAATCCCCTTGCAGTCAGAGAGGTCGTATGATCGGGTTCAACTGGATTCCACTGCTCAGTCCGAAGGCACTCCTCGAGTTCAACCCCGAGGAATTCAAAGCACACATTCGATCCCTCTACCATAAGACTGAGCCCAAGAGGGCAGAGCCAGTTAGGACGATCCTCCCGAAGCTCACAGCAAAGGGAAATATTTCTCTCCTGATCAGCAGAAAGCCACAGTGGATGAGTCGAGAGGAAATCGCCGCGGCTGCGAAGGAACTCAAAGTCGAGGAGCGCCTCGTCTGGGACTACATCGCAAAGAAGAAAATCAAGGTCAGCTCAGAAGAGAAGGAAAGCGGCGATGCACTTAAGATTCAAACTATCCCCCTTCCCTGAATGAATGAATGAAAAGAAAGGCAGGCACCGTGGATTCAAGCATCTACACACATAGGTCAGTCCGTCGTGAACTTGTCGTTAATGGAACGAGAACACCTGTCATTGAGGTCATCGGCCTCATCGCTGAGTTGAACAAGGAGAGTAAATGAAAAAGACGAAGCCGATAAAGTTGGGCAGAGCGTGGCAATTCACGTTGGATGGAAATGTGATCACCATGGAAACAGTTGGCGGATATTTCGAAGGAACAATTAAGCCACGAGACCTCAAGCGCCTTAAAGCATGGATTGAGATTTGTTTGGAATCGAAGGGGGAGAAGTGATGAAGAAATTTTATGGAGCATGGGTTGAACCGGTTTTTGACGAAAACAATGAATGTTCCGACGGCGATTACTGGAGGCAGTATGGCTCGCTCGAAGATGCCGTGTCTGAAAATCCAGGATTGCCGATCTATCTCATGACACCAAAGCGCCTCGGGAAATTTCGCAGCGAAACTGTGGTCGTGAAGATCAAAGAAATAAAGAAAGCCAAGAAGCGGTTGGGGAAGAAATGACCCCCCTAGAGTCCACCAAACAGAACGCGGAGTATGTGAAGCTGAAGGCGTATCAGCACTGTCGCAATGATCATTTTCGAGAGAAGGTTGAGGAGCTGGCTGATGCAGTCCTGAAGATGATGGAAGATCCGGTTTCAATAGCACTGCTGAAGTGTGCCCAGCGCAATGAATCTTATATTGAAGAACTCACCACGCTCAGACAGCAGGTTGAGGAGATGAAAAGCGTTCTTGAAGCCGTGAGGTCGCAAATGTGCTGGGAGCAAGATCGCGATCAGTTGACGATGGGAATGGCTGACTTACACGACTCAGTGACCAAAGCACTCGAACAACATGCGAAGGGGGAAGGGTGAAAAAGCACAGTCAAGAAGACATCGTTAGGATTATCAAGTCCGCTGTTGTTCTCAGTAATCAGAAAACTGTTGCGGCGAATATCGGATGTAGTCAGCAGTTTCTTTGCGACATTCTAAAAGGCCGGAGACAGATCAGTGACCGCATTGCGGAAGCTTTGGGGTTTCAGCGTCGCGAGTATTACGTTGATACCAAAAGGAAATCCAAATGAACTTATCAGATAAAAAAGCTGAAGCTAAAATATTAATTGAATTGGCGCGAAAGCAGCGAACTCCAGACGAAGCCGGATGCGCCGAAAGAATGTATCGCTTGCACACTGCCATCAGGCGACGATGAAGCTTGGCGAGATGCTGGATGTCCAGCCTGTACTTGCGAAGCCAATCCCCCACAGAGCCAACTCAGTGAGAAGAATAAAGGCGACTGGGATCAGCATATGAAAGATTTTGGAGTAGAACCGAAGGGCCAGTGTTGTGAGAATGGAAATTTCGGTGACGGCCACGAATGCAGGAAACAACCACAGAGCCAGGCTGTGATTACTAAAATTACTAACTTCACTACTGGGGAAATTATTAATCTGATTAACGAGCCACAGAGTCAGAGCGATGCGGAGGAGATAAATGTTAAAGTTTGCGCTACTGGTATCAGAAGCATTGTCGAAGAGTGGATGAAAGATCCAGATGCTTCATTTGATTGCCGTAACGATGAAGATTGCGATCATTGCGTCTTGCTTATGTATACTCACGCCATTGAAGCCGCCAGCGCCAAGGCTGAAGCAGTCCGAAAAGCTGATATTGAGTGCATCAAGGCGCAAACCCATGTGATCGAATTGCAGAAGCAAGAACTCGCTGCTGCAAATGAAATCATTCGCATCATGAAAGACGGCAAAGAAGACGATTGGAAATTTCTCGAAGAAAAAAATCAGAAGATTGCCGAACTCAAAGCGAAATTAGCATTCGCAAGTGGCGACGGTTGGAATGAGCTGCCGAAATTGCGACTTGAAAATGAAGAACTCAAGGCGAAACTCGGTCGTGTGAATGGACTGAGGGACACGCTTCAATGGATCGACAGATATATCAATCAATATTGCGTAATCTCCCATCCAAGATCGGACACCAAGGGCATTGAGCCAGAAGAGAAGATCCGCAAGTCCATTGCTGATTCACTCAAAGCCTTCGAATCACAGGATGAGGTGAAGTCGTGAAAAAGGAATGCGTCTGCGGAGGATCAGTCATCTGGCTTTGTAATTGCCGACCGAATCCGCCAAGGAAGAAAAAGAAGGTGAAACCATGAGGTACGGCATTTTAGCAATTGGTCTTTGTCTCTCCGTTGGTCTCTACACCGCTTTTGATATTGGTAAATTCATCGGGGTTATTTTGATAGCGCTGTCGATTCTTGCGATTGAGTATAGATTGGAGAAGAAACGTGGGTAAGCCGAGAGAGTTTAACAAAGTCTCGAAAATAGTTTTCCGCGTTGGCAATGTGGACTGTTCTGAATCATTCATGCCGCCGGTAACCTTACGAGAAGTCACAGACGGGAAGCCTGTGGCTAATCTTTCTGACAGTGAACGCGCTGAGATTGACCGATTAATGACCGCAGACCCTGACATTGAAAGAACCTATAAAGCACTCGAGAAGCCTGTGGATGTGGTGGAATTGCTGAATCGAGCAGCGAAAATAGCCGGGACGGCAAGTAATGGCCGTATTGATTTTCACAAAGATGACTATATGAATCTTTTTGAGCTTATTACGCAAGCACTCGCCGCCATTCGGAAGGGGAAAGAGTGAAAACTCAATATTTGCGAAACAAAAAAGTATTCTCAAATCTCGGTGTTATCTTCGAAGTTGAAGAACGTGCTATCAAATTAGTTCACTGGCCCCGTTGCGGAATGGACGCAAAAACATCACGTAGACTTGCGAAGTGGTTAAACGACCGATCTCACTATTTACCATACAACAAACCAACTTCCCCCAAAACCAAGAAGGAAATGGAATGAAGACAAGTGAATTCAAACCTTTTGAATCACCACGCCGCTGATATCGCGAAGGATTGGTTGGAAATGGAAAACACACTCGCCGGATTTGTCATGAGTGACTTCAATCGAGAACGACTTGAGCAAGTTGACCGTGAACAGCTTATGAAAATCATTATTCATATCAGCGAAGTTGCCCGCGAGTGCTTGGGGAAAATTGGGGGAATCAATGCCCGTGAGCAGTAAGTGGATTAGAAGAACCGGGTATAAACTCCGCGCGGCGCACTCCAAAACGGAGGATGAACCCGGGCTATATATCGAATACATTTTTGGGATTCGGAAAGATCGGATCGGTCCGATTCAACCAAGAGACGTAGTTGAGCTCAGAGACTGGTTGAATATTTACATCAAAGAACGAATCACCAAAGATAAAAATCCGGCCATCGGAGAGATGATCGCGGCGACGCGTTCAGTGGAAAAGGGTCTTAGAAAGTTGGATGGGAAATGACAAAGCCGCGAACTGTTTGGATCTATGGAACTCGAAACCATCTGAAGGCCACAATGACTGAGCCTGCCAATCCTGACTGTAACGTCTGGTTCAAAGCTTTGGAAATCCTACCACCTTCAGACGACACGACGGCGATGGAGGCTGCTGCGAAGTCAATTGTGGAAAAATATGAAATGGAAACGCCATTTGCTGAAGATAGCTGGACGAAAGATGACGCCATCGAATGCGCAAAACGTGGATGGCTCGCGAAAGCTGCGAAGGATCGGGGGGATGTATGAAAATATTAGACCAGATTAAAAAGCTTGATAAAAAGTCAGAGGAGTTTTTTGAAGTTTACAAGGCCATCGCTGAGAAGTACTGGGACTTCGATGAACCAGATGATTATCAGAAGGCCGCAAAGCTTCTGAATATGATCGCAGAACGTGGTGACGAAGATCAGGTCGTGGTCTGCGTGAAATTGTTCGAAGCCCTATTCAAGGTCGTTGAGAAAGGTGGAGCCATGACTGGAGAGTTTGTCATCGGAGAGAAGCCATTTCATTTCAGAATATTTGACAATCCTGAATCACTCGACAAGTTGACGAAATCCATTCGCAATACGGTCATGGTAAAACATTCTGAGGAATCCAAATGAAACGCCACGCAAAAGCCAAGGTGAAGGAATGAGGGCAAGGCATCACAGAGGAAGCCTCGCTGAATCTATGCAGACAGCTAAAGAGATTCATTCGCTTGACGATCTTTTCAAATTCTTTGGAAGCGATAAGATATTAACCAAGCACTATGGATATGACGATCGAATTGAATGGGAAACATATTTAGTTCTTAGCCAAGAAGGTCATCCAATTGGACAGACTGATGGTCCCATGGAGGATTTAATTCAAATGACAAGCTCAACGAAACCCCGCGTTTGGACACTTGGATATGATGGCGATTTTGACACCACTGGCGTTGTTAAGCACGAAAGTGGGCCACAGATCTATGATCCTGTTGAAGTCGTCGCCATCGAAGACATCCGGCCGCTGTTTGAGGCGTTGGAAGTTCGTTTAAATGCTGACCTCAGCGAAATAGGTTTGAGTGAATACGTTAAAATTAACGACGCTGCTAAAGATGCCCTCACACGCTTTCGGGAGGTGTTTGAGTGAATAACGAAGAACCATTCAAACCGGAAGACTTTGAAAAGCACTGTAATCAATCCGTCAAAGTCGCCGAACTCGCCAATGAAAAATTCAAGTGCCAACACGGTGAGCACGTATTTAGTTCTGATAAGCCAAAAATATGGGATGGAGCTTGGACGGTAGAATGCTTGAAATGTCGGAAGATACTAAAGGGCGCGTGGTACGCTGAAACCTAGACGCCTGGTAAACCTAGAGGCGTGGCAAAAGGAACTTGCAGACGTAAATAAAATGATAACAATGGCGCTGCAAAAGACAACGGATCCCAGCCCAGACTTCAAGAGCCTTGCAAAAGATCAGGCCAAGCAAATTATAAAAAAGAAATAAATATTCCCCGTGGCGAGTCAGGAAAAGTAGTGTTCATTCACACTCGGGAACGTGCTTTTTGGTCCTCGCGATGATCTCTTTCGTCTTGTCATACTTTCCACCCGGGTGAATCACTGCCCAATAAAGTCCAGGCTCACCCTTTGGGATGAATACTTTCCCGCGCTTGGCAATTTGAAGTGCGAAGATTTCAATCGCTAGATGAATGTTTGGCTTTGCAGTCAGAAGGTCATCGAGCTTATAACCAAGCGGAATTTTGTAATTCTTCTGATCGACGACGCTCATCTGGTAGAGGCCAACCGAATAAGTGTCTTTGTCGCCAGGCTTGCCGACATCTACACTCGAAGTCTTCGGATTGTATCCAGATTCGTAGTAGGCGACCGCGACCCAGAGTTCACCCCAAGCTTTCATCTGCAAATTTTGGTCGAGATTCCCGTAGTTGGGACAGAAAATCCCGATGTCTTTCGCGGTGTCCAGAACGGCCTTTTTCTCGCTGATCTTGCCAATGAGATATTCAGACCAAGGCTTCCGCTCTGGATGCGGGGCCGTAGTGTTTTCCCATGACAGCGAAATCGGCTTCGGCGCTTCTTCAACGGGATCTGACTTGGACTCACACCCAACAAGGAAGGAAATCATCGTGATGACGAAAAGGACGCCAACGATATATGCGAAATATAGAATCACCTCATCAAGTGTCTTTGGGTATTCTTGTTTTTTCATCGTGTGCTCCCGCCGAGAGAAGTTCCGATTTTCCATCCCTCAGGTTGATAAGGTCCAGAGGTCTCCGAAAGCCCATTAGGCCAACGTGGCCCGCCGCGAACTTCTTCGTGTCCCGCTTTGTTCCCTGAGAGGTTGTAAGCAGCAATCGAAACGGCATTGCTTTGATTCCCACCGAGGCAGGCGGCAATCTTTTTCTCTTTGTCGATCCACCAAAGGAACACGGTGATATGATTCCCGCCGCTTGTGTGCTGAATCGGAATGAAAGCCCCGAAGATGTAGCCGCAGGACTCCCCGTAGCTTCTCCAAGACGAAGCGGACCCACTGCGAGTGTGTTTAAGTTTCAGGAGCTCCATAATTCCGCACCAAAAACCGGAGCACCATGCATTCGATGTTCCAATGACGGATTTGAGGAACTTGCAGTCATCCGTCGCAGGCCAGCAGAGTTTAGTGAGTTCCTTGTCCTTTGCGGATTCAGTCCAACCGAGCATCGTCATGGCTTCAAAGACCCACGGTGCACGCTCTTTAAGTTCATCAAGCGGGTCAGATGGCTTTCCGGGAGATGCCTTCTGCGCGAAAAACGATTTCAGCCAAGCCCATATTTTCGCAATCATTCAGCCTTCTTTCCGCCGCAGGAGTTCTCGGCCTCTTCTCTGAGTGTTTTGATATAGGCCTTGAGATTTGCAAGACCGACGGTCGGACCATCTTTGTGATCCACGACGAAGAACTTGTTCAGGTCCTTCACGGTTTCATTTCGACGGTAAACCGCCGCAGCGCCAGTCTTCAATGACCCGTCGGACTGGTAGTCTCTCTCCATGTTGTAGCATTTCCGATGAAGCGCAGGAGCATTCACGATGCACAGATCAACGTCCGGCCTTGGCGTTGCACAGCCGACCAAAAGTAAGCTAAAAACCAGAAAGCGCATCATCTGTTGCCTCTTCGATTTCTTCAGCGGTGTTGGCCTCTTCGAGAGGCTTCACGCTGTCTTTAGATTCTTGCTTGATGGTCTTTTTACGATTCCACCAGGCGAGTGCCTTGCGAACCTTGGAAAGGACCCAATCCAGAATTAGATTTAGTAACCACTGCATTGAGCCCCCCTTTATTTAAAGGCCAAGCTTCGCTTTGATTTTCGCGACGAAATCCGAAGACTTCACAAGCTCATCCACGATTTCGGATCCATCCAATTCGATTTCCAACTCCAAAGATCCTTTGGCCGAGAAAACGCCATCCTGATCTTTATCCATCGAAACACTCTCTGCAATTTTCAGTTTCAGGACATCGCCTTCGACTTTGATTTCTGGTTTCATTTTTACTCCTCTAGTTTAATCTCAAGCTTATCTTCGATTCGCTCGAGACGTTTGTTATAAGTTTTCTCATGATTCTCAATCGCAGTAACAAGTGGGGCTATAAGAGGGGCTATGATCAAGGGAATTTCTTTCGCGAAGGACCCCTTAAGATCCCTCTTCAGTAAGAAATAAAGCACAGCTCCCATTCCAATAATCCCCGGTGGCATTCCCATCGCATTCAGACTTGTAAGCAGTGCGACAACCTCCACAGAAGCCTCCCTTTTTATTGAGCACTTAACTTTGATTCTTACCTAGCCCCGGAGGAAATTCAATTGACTGAGGCTGAATTATGCTCCCATATGGCCGTGTAACCCAACGAAGGTCTAGGGAGTGATTCGATGCTAATTTCTTTTGATTTACCTGGGTTCAAGTGTCCCCCAGACATGGTATGGCACCTCAAGAAGGTCTTCGCCGGGGAGTATGACATTCCATGCAATGGAACGAAACTTAAGATCCTAGACCTCGGTGCGAACTGCGGGGCCTTTTCCGTTTGGGCATCCCATCGCTGGCCCGGCTGCATCGTCGAATGCTACGAGCCGCATCCAGAGACCTACAAGGATCTCATCGATAACGTCGCATTTTATCCGAACATCACGGCGCATCGATGGGCAATCGGTAAGCCAGGCATGCGTCCACTCTTCGACGGGCCGAACAACTGCGGAGAGGCCTCTCTGCAAAGCATGGACAATAATCCACTTCCTCAGTTAGGGAGGCACGTCGAGGTCCGGGACCCCTTGTCCTTACCAGAGGCAGACATCATCAAACTAGACATCGAGGGATCTGAGTGGGAAGTCCTTGAGCCCCTCATCAAGGGGGGACGGACCTTTAAGGCAGTGCTCCTCGAATTCCACAACGAGGATCTCAGGGTGAAGATCGACCGACTCCTCGAGACAGACTACAGACTCGTCTCTATCAACCTCGTGAATTATAAAATCGGAACGGTCTGTTATGTACATAAGGATTACTTCGAATGAAGGTCATGATTTCGACCCCTTGTTACGGGGGCCTCGTCACAATGAACTACATGGTCTCCCTCCTCGACACCCAGATGCGGCTCATGCAGGAGCCGGACATTGAATTCACGACTCATTTCATCGGGGGGGAATCTCTGATTCCGCGGGGACGGAATAAGGCAGCGGCGGACTTCCTCCGCTCCGACTTCGACAAACTCCTTTTCATCGATGCGGACCTCTCCTGGACCACAGAGGATCTCATGCTCCTGCTCAGCTCCGACAAACAACTCATCGGAGGGACCTATCCACTGAAGAATTTCCCAATCACGATCAACTACAATCCCCTCGAAGAGCACTGCGGAGAGTTCGGACGAGACCGCGGCTTCGATTCCTTCCGTCGCTTCTCTCTGAAGTATGCGAATGAAAAAGGGGAGGTCGAGGTCCGGCACGTTCCAACTGGATTCCTGCTCATCGATCGCTCCGTCTTCGAGGCAATAGCTCCCAACGTCGAGACCTACCAGAGCTTCGCCCCCGACCGAATGGAAGTCGAAACGATGCGGGACTTCTTCCCCTCGGGTGCCAGAGAAGGCGAATACGAGAGTGAAGACTGGGCCTTCTGCCGTATCGCCAAGGAAGCGGAGATCAAGGTCTGGCTCCAGACGAAGATCATCTGCGGACACACGGGGCAGCATACCTACGAACCAGGACAGTGGGCACACATCGGACAACGCCCCTTGCTTTCGGTTCCAGTTAAGCTAGAATCCTGAAATCGGAGGTTCCATGAGTCGAGACATTCCTTTCGTAAGTAAGTATGAAACCGTTGCTGCCTCTCAGTCTGCACAGGCTCTCGGAGCTGCCGGAAAAACTGGGGACATCATCGAACGTCTTGTCGTGACCGTAGCGACTTCAGCCACAGGGACGGTTGATCTCCTTGATAATGCCGGGGGCACCCTCGTAACAATTCCAATCACAGCCGCGAACACTCCAATCGGTGTCTATTCGGTCGAGCTCAATGCGAAATCGACGAGCGGCGGCTGGAAGGTCACGACAGGAGCCGGTGCAACCGTTCTTGCTGTTGGAAGATTCACCTAAGTTCCACACTCAGTGCCGTGTCTCAGAGCAAATATGCTCCATGATGGAAATGCTTTTCGCATAATCTCTCAGGGCAGCTGCATATTCATCGGGGCTCAATGGTCGACTTGAATTGCAATGCAAGACGGAAGTCAGTTGGTCCTCAGACATCTCAAGCTCAAATTCAAAATCATATTCGTCAAAGTCATCTTCCATCCCGACCTCCCCGTTTCCCCATTATCCGGAGGACGAAGCGGAGCGGCAATTTTTTTCTTTGACGCCGCTTCAGCGTGGAACTACAAAGGACGGGTAACACCAAATGCGTCTGGGAGATGCTCAATGAATGTCCACGTCGATATGACGGAAGTTTCCGTTTTGATTCCAGCCCTTCCAAAAGAAATGATCAGCGTTAGAAAACTAGACGATGGTCGGCGTCTCGTCCGTATCAACTCAAGCTCCCTCGATGTGATTCAGAATTGCATGAGGAAGGCACAGCTCCTCTTACATGAGGGATGGAAGCCCGAAGTCGAGGGTCCTGCCCTTACCTTCGGCTCTGCAATTCATGCAGCCCTCGAAGTTTATTACCAGGGGAAGATCGAGGAGCGCACAGTTCCTTCGCTCGAGGATCTCGAACGAATGACTTACGGACATGGTGTCCCGGACTCTCTCTGCACGCGGGCCTTCGCCGCATTCATGAAGAAGGCCGAGCCCCTCTCAGCACTGCCCGAGGGAGACAAGAGGCATCCACTCAATGGGGCTTGGATTCTCTGGAACTACTTCAAGGCTTACAAGGATGATCCTTATGTCTGTTATGTTGATGAGGAGGGGCCGTTCGTTGAACGGGGATTCAGCTTTGTTCTTCATTCGGACAGCGAAAAGGTCATCGAACTCTTCGGAACGATCGATATTGTCTTTTGGCACATTGATACAGGACGACGCCTACCCGGAGATCACAAGACGACGAGTTCCTTCGGATTCGGAGATTCAAACTACTTCGATCGGGAAAAACCCAACCACCAGTACACTGGCTATCTCATGGGAGCCCGTGAGGTTTTCGGAGTCGAATCGTCTGAATTCTGCGTCAATGTCGTTGAAGTGAAGGCGAAGCCAAAGACAGCACGAGGGACTCCGCCGAGCTTCCCCCGGCAGATCACCTCTCGCTCGAAGGAAGACTTCGCCGAATTCACCGAGGTCGTCGTTGATTCAGTCTCCCGTTATTTGCGAGCGATGGACACAGGGATATGGCCCCTCGGTCCCGTCGGAGCCTGTAATTCATACGGCTCCTGTCAGTACCGGCAAGTCTGCTCCGCTCCCCCTTCACTGCGAAACAACATCCTTACTTCAAAGTTTAAGAAAGCAGGCACGAATGCTCCTCTCTGATCTCGCTGAAAAACGACCTCTCCGTTTGCTCCTCGTCGGGTCCCCAGGAACGAGGAAATCATCCTTTATTTGTTCAATACCAGGGAAGACTAGAATTCTCGACTTTGATGGAAAGATGGGAGGGCCTGCTGCTCTCATGGCATCTAAAGATCCCGACAGGCTGAAGGAGATCAAAATCGAACCATATTCAGCGCGACTAGATTCTGACTTCGATCCGCTGGCAGAGGTGGAGCAAATTATCAATAAAGAACTTATCCCGCAGCAAAAAGCTGGGAAGATGGAATACGACACGCTTGCAATAGATTCAGGTACGACCTTCTCCTCGGCTGTCCTTCGTCATATCGTCAAGACGAACCCCGGAATTAAACGTGCAACTTCTGCACAGGGAGTTCAGCCGGATCGTCAAGATTTTGGTATTTTAAAACGCGAGTTTTCTCGTCTCATTCCAGGTCTCTGCTCGCTCCCTATGAATTTCGTTATGACGGCGCATTTCGAGGTCGATAAGTCTGAGTTGACGGGTGAGATTATTCGCAAGCCCATTATGGATGGATCATTCGCTTCTCAACTTCCGATCTACTTCGATGACGTTTTTGTGCTGCGGATTAAAGACGGGAAATGTATGGCTCAAACCCAACCGGATATCTATTTCGATTTCTGTCGTTCTTCGATTCCAGGGATTCCAAAGGAGATCGAGTTGACTTATGCAAACTTAATGAAGAAGTACATCGTATGAAGTTCCGTCGTTACCAGGGGAGCAAGATCATTCAATTCTCAAGTCTCATCCATTACTTCGTTTTCGATTGGACGACGGAATGCTGGAATTGGAAGTTCCATAAGACCTCAGACGGGTATGGTCGAGTTAGTTACGCAGGAAAGGCCAGGCTTGCCCATCGACTATCAAAGTATCTATATGGTGACATCAACTGGAAGACGTTCATGAACCCAGATAAAATTTTAATGCACACATGCGACAACCCAGCATGCATTAATCCGGGACATCTTCGAGTTGGAACTCAGCTTGAGAATATCGCTGATCGGGTTAAAAAAGGACGTTGTGCACGGAAACGTGACAACCGAGATGCATCCGGTAGGTTTATTTCGAAATCAACAGCTCCTACGGGAGCATTACAAGGAGAGAAGAAATGTTAATCACACCTGACTTCACAGAAGTCGCAGAAGAAGTAGCCCCTGGAACTTACAGAGGCATCATCAAAAAGGCCGAGCAGAAGGAATGGGGTGAAGGAAAGCCTTATCTGAATTGGGAGATCGAGACGGTCGGCGAGCAAGATCCGAAGAACAACGGCCGCCGCATTTTCCATAAGACGGCCCTCACAGGAAAAGGTGCCTTCCAATTGCAGAAGTTCTACAAGGCTGCGACCGGAGAACCACTCAAGGGTCCGTTCAACACCGAGCAACTCTACGGGAAGCAAATCATCCTCGACCTCGTCGACGGAGTGAATCGCACCTCGGGAGAGAAGACCGGATACATTGAAGTGAAGTCCGTCCGTCCCGCCGTCTGATCCGCGTTAGTTAAAAGAAAAAGACTCTGAGGGGGGTTCGGATCTTGTCAGCCAATGAAGTTTCTCCCAGATGCGCCATTGTGCTTGATGAGGTCCGGACCTCCTCGCTTGATTATTTCGGATGCCTTTCCTCCTTTCAGTGGGAAGGTGTCCTCCGGCCTAAGAGCCTAGAGGCGGGGTTTCGCCTCGAGCAGATTCAAGTCCTCCCTTTGAAAAACTTGGAATCGAACTTAAGTTTGCTCGATGGAGTCGGACTCATTGTCGGACTCGGTGAGGCTTCGCTTCGTTTTTTCACTGACCGCCGCTCGATCGATAAGTGGCACCTCTCGCCACTTGAAACGAAGTGCGGACG